CCATGAACCAATGCGGATTGATAATGACCTCATTGGTTCCATCTTCTACGGTACCGATTGGCACGCCATAATCAGGTATAGTATTTGGCAGGCCCATTATTGCCCCATCGCGCCACTAAACGCTCGAAGTGTTGCGCCGACCAAGTCGCGCTTGACTGGATCAATCACTTCTAGATCAATCACTGAATCACGCGCAAAACCAAGCTTTCGAAACATCGTTCTTGTCTTGGTTTGGCCAATTTGACCTATTGGTGCATAAACGCGATTTCCAAATGTCTGGCCACCATCACGAGAGATTGAAATTCCCGCCTGTGGATTTACTCCCAAACCGGATGCATTTCCGGTGCCAGGTTTAAAATCAAGCTGTAACGAAGCCATAAAGACGCGTCCACGCTCTCCCTGGTCCCATATGTGTGGTGATCTTCGCTTGGCCAAGAGTGGCCAGCCTGCGTCCGTATATGCATTGCGCGTCAATTGGTAAATTGCGCCGTTTTGATAATCTCCGACGATCCTCATTCCCTGAAAATTCATGAAACAGTTGGAGCGGTGCCGATGAAAGCCTGGGGGAATAATGGTGTTTATGATGTTTGTCATATATGGGTCATATGACAAACGTTTATGCATTAATCCTGATTGTGAATCATAGACCCAAGTTACGTCAGCGGTGGGGAAAGTTAACACGTAAAAAACGTGTGTATCCTCTTGGTATACATAGCCGATCGCATCAGATGTAATCGGGTATTGTGCAACTTCATTTGAAAACGCAGGCGTACTGATTGGTTTTGCTGAAAAGCCGCGCGTCAAAATGATTTCATTATCACCACGCTCAGAACAACCAAACCAAATCAAACCTTCACCACCATCGAGCGAAAAACGACAAAGCGAATGTTTTGCCTTGCAGCCATATTGCAATAATGCGCCGGCACTCATGCGCTGAAATGGAAAGTACTGCCCGCCCGCGTCATACCAAACTTCAGTCGTCTTCTCTCCGACTAACCAAAGCAATTCTTTATTCACCTCATGTGAAACAAGATTGTCAGACGATGCATCCTTCAATGCGTAATACGCACCACCAAACGTCGTGGAATAAGGTGCAATCGTTGTGTAAAAGCCTTGACTGTTAGGTTGATTAAATACAAACCAACCATCGATCATTTTGACGCGATCAGCACCAGAAAACCCCGGATCTGTAATTTGTGAAAACGTACTCGTCAGGTAATTGTAGATATAACCATAAGGACCATCGACTAAAATGGCAGTGCCAACTTTGGCACCACCAACGCCGTAACCAACGCCATTATCATCAGCAATCGAAACCACGCCTGAGCTAGTTAAAAGCGTCCCCACCTGTTTCAATTGTAAAGTCGGAAATGACGCGTAAGTAGCAGCTGACGATACAGTAAGTAGATAACAGATATTTGCAATAACGACTAAAGCAGATGCGCCTCCTGGCAATGGCCACATCGCCCTCACAGGTAGTTGTGTTCCTGCGTACGGCTTTGGCCAAGCAGTCATCGATGATGAAAAGCCAGGAGCGCCGCCGCCAGGCGCAGCGCATAGCTGAGTCAATCCTGGACACCCAAGTAATCCTACAACTTCTTTAGGGTTTTCTTTGCTGACTTCGGCATAGTAATTGATGCACATTTGCGCATTTTGTTGCGTATTAGGTGCAGTATCTTCGCCACCAACAAAGCCAAAATCACCAAATAACTGAAGGGCTGGCATTATTTATACCCTCCATGCAAGATCCATCCACCGTCTGCACCGGAACGCGCCAAACGAGGATCTAGACGCGAAACAGCCGCAGGCGCAGCATTGAGGGCTTTAATCATATTCATGCTCTCCTGAGCATTTCTTTTGATCGCCTCTGTCAATGGATAGCCATACTCTGAGCAAATTTCTAGGGCAAGATTCCACTTGATCATGCGCGCATATCCTTGCGGCATAGAAATCAGCTGATTTAATGTTAGGTTGTTAAGAATCGTATCTGTGAACAGATGCACTTCTGCGTTATTGCCTGGCGATTGATATACATTCAGAACACCATACGGGAATTGATTGTTGTACCAAGCAAGGGTTGGCCATGGACCTGGCTGTGCTTTATACAAAAGACTTGTGTATTCGTCTTGCGTCGCTGTCACATCGAGAGTGAAATCAAGCTGATTAAAGCGTGTGAACCCATTTGTAATACGCAGAGGCCGCGGAATAGGCAAATCGCCTGGCACAGTGTAGGTAATTGAATCACTGCCCTGCGATGTACCTGTCGCATTAGCTGACATCGTAATTGTCTGCGCCGATGCATTAAATGCTGTAACGGTCGTATTGAGCGGAATGAGATTCTGTAAGCTGGATAAAATCGAACCGGAACCCACTTGATATGCTGAATTGGCACCAGCAACCAGATTACTCGGCATGTTCGTCACGTTCGTAATAACGTTTGATCCAGACGTTAACGTGCCTGATATGTTTGGCCATGTCTGGCCAGCATTTGTGTTTGGGTAAGAAATAGCGGGATTTGCCGATGGTGAAGTGGTGCCGCTGATCGATGCCAATGCGAGCGAGCCGCTTAATTGTGCATTAGTAGGATTGCCGATGGTATAGACGCGCTTTTGAGCGGTCCAATTCAGTATCCATTCATTTGAGCCAAACAAAATAAGCTTGTCCGTACTCCATGAGTCGAGTAAATCATTGAGCGTATCGAGGCAATCTGCCGCATCAGGCACCGGCAAAGTCTCGCCCGATTGAAAAGAGTTAATTTTGCGTAAAGCAGACTGAATGATGCTTGCTGCCGTTGTTGTGCCAATAGTCACGAATAACCTCCAGCAGAAAATAGATTTGAAACCGACATCGGGAAGTTAGAAACCGTCAGCGTTACGGCAGCATTAAATGAAACGTTAGTTGTTCCTGCTGCAGGAGATTGCGCGGTTACTTGCCCAGATGGAGCGTTTGTTTTCACCCATGTGATTGCAATTGGCCATTTATCGAAATAGCCTAAATTAACCAATCCAGCCGAGGGCAAAAGGCCGTTATCAGGAGTGATGCCGGCTTGAATGAGAGTTGTTGTAGCTTGGAATAATCCCATGCCGACAACGTTTGGCATCGTGGGCATGGGATTTCCTTTACACGATCAGGCAGGCGCTAACGTTCATATTGACTGGACCAGTTGTCACAGAAACAGAAACACGCCATTGCCTTGGCAATACATCATTTGCCACTGAATTGGCTGCAGCTGTCGTGCCTGGATAGACGGTCAATACTGTTTCGCCCGTTGCAGTTAATGACGCGGAAGCTAGTACAGTGTAATAGTTTCCAGATGGATCTTTACCCTGAATCGTGACGACTGCAGAGCCAGCAGTAATAGAACTGATGTTGATAAATACTTTAATGCCCCGACCGTATGCATTGACTTGATCAGGGCTATTAACGCTGGTTGTTTGGCCAACAAGAGCCAAGCCAAGCGAACCAGCAGAAATATCATTATTTGATGCTGTACTCATGACGGTACCCGAGGCACAGTGAACCACTGGCCAGCAGTTACACAAGTGAACACGGTGGAAGTGTTCGCACCCATAGCGAGCGATGCATTAGCCGCACCAGAGTTGATTTTTTCTGCACCAGTACCGCCAGCGTTTGGGAACACTAAGATTCCGTTAGCGCTGATGTTATGAACAGTAATTTCTAGCCCTGGAGCAGAAGCAGGTAACGTCGCTGAATAGTTTGAACCAGCAGCCGTCACATTAACGAGCATCGCTGCGATAGGCGTACCCGCAGCTTGAGTACCAGCAGCCGCCGCCGCAATAGTCGCCGCAGAAAATGTCTGCAAACTAGTCCCGCGTTGAAAACCAGTAGCTAGGCCTTCTGTGTACCAGTTACCAGATGTAGCGCATGAATACAAAACAAAACTGTTTTGCATTTGTGAGACGCCAACATTGGAAGCAACGTCATCGATTTGATCAGTCAAATTACCGAATACTTGCATCGGATTGTTTGAATGATTGATGAGAAGAACTTCTAGACCAGGTGTCGAAGGCGGCAACTGAACAGAATCACCAGCGGTAGCAACGACCGTTACGCGAGCGGTTTGCGAGTTAATTTGAAAGGCATTGGCTTGACCGCCGCCAGGAGTAGCAACAATATTGTCACTAGATGATTCAAGAAGAAAATCCCCCGGTTGCAGGGGGACATTCCCTTGGAAAGCACCATAAGAACGTCCAAGAGGAAGACCCATATTAATCCCCTATTACCAGTCCATCTGCTGTGAAGCAGATGATGGTTGAGACCAGTTAGGTTGAACGCGGGAGACGCTCACATAATATGGGTTGGTTGTGGACGCCGCTGCTGGTGTTGGTGTACCGGAAGTCGCTAAAAACTTAACTTCCAGAGTATCGAGAGCAGAGACACGTGCATCCAAAATTGCAACGTTAGCTGTTTGAGAACCAGCGTATTCAACTTGGACAAAATCACCAACTAGCAAACCAATGCCGGTGGCAGAAAATGTTTGAACATTCACTGATGGACCTGTTGCACATGCAGAGGGGGTAATCGCTGTTAATGCAAAACGCCCAATCTTGATGATGTTACCAATCGGAGATTGAACGGTATCAGGTACCTGCGCATAGTTCGGTCCTGGATTAGAACCAGTAAGGTTCGTTTGAGCGGGAAATGCCATAGTTTTCTCCTATTAACCCGAAACACGAACAGCCATTGGACGGTACAGCGATGCAAAGCCATACGCGATATCCAAGCGGGTTGGTTCAGCGTCATTGTTGATGGTGTACTGCGTTGCGATACGAATCGAGATACCCAAATCCTCATCGTAAGCTCGGCTTGCTTCCACTGCAGTACGTGGCAATGGCAGATCAACGAAGGCCAAGGCAAACGCGTCGCGATGGAAATACAGATTTTCTGTTGACGCTGTGCCTGATGCGATACCGCCGTTTACTGTGATCGCTGGCGTACCAGTAAAGGCAGAAGTCACAGCGCAGTTTTGGAATTGACCGCCAACGATCGCGCACTCACCTACTGTTACCGCCAGAGTGCCGGATGCAGAGGATGTGTAAACACCAGTAGCAGCATTAAAGCTACCAGCGGCCAATGTTGCAGGCGCAAACTGCGGACCGCCTGGTGTAGCCGCGCCGGTCATTTGTGAATAGCCGCCAGGTGGCAACACAACAAATGTTTTCAGCGTATTACCGTAGCGATTACGGTTTTGCGGATTTGCTGGATACAGACCATTGACCTGAATCGTATCGCCCACGCTCAATTGAGCGGCAGAGTTCGTCAAGCCTTGAATGTTGAAAACACCTGTTTGAGCCCATCCAGAACTCAAAATCGCAGAGCCGCCTGTTGCAGACGTGATACCAGCCAATACTGGTGTACCAGTCAATGTGCCAGTGGTGTAGTTCGCGATGTTTGGATCTTCAAACCAATCTGCACCAGCAGTCCGAGCGGCGATTAAACCAGTCTCATGATGCTCACTGATTTGTGCTTGTGGGTTAAACAAGCCTTTCAAACTATCTGCCATTGAAGACATGGCGAGCGGATGCAAAATTGCAGTTGGTGTCATGCCCTTTGGCATGCCTTCAGATGCAAGGATCGCACGTGCATCTGAAAAGTTTTTAAACTGCGAAGGAGTTGTGCCTGGTGTGCCGACGCGGTTTGCAGTGTTTTGGAACGCGAAATATGCGCCATCACTGTCTACTCGGTTACCGACTGCCATACAAGCCGGCTTCAAGAAGCGCTCTTCAAATTCATCGATATCAAGCGCCATGTTGATCGTATTGAACTGCATATCCACATGGAACTGATACATGATGTTCACTGGAATGTAATTCTCAGAGGATGGCTCAACGTTCAATGCAGCGCCGAATGTACCAATATAACGGGGTGGCATACGGACGTTAGCTGTAGCGCCGATTTTTCTGCCTTTTTGACCGAACTCTTTGTCATATTGACGGTTGAATTTGTCGGTCAGAACGCATTCATTAGCGAGCACAGGGAGTGCTCGGTTCGTGATGGTCGAGATGGTTAATAGTTGATTAGCCACAAGATGTAACCTTTCTGCGCAAGTGCGCAACGGACGTTTTATCCGTAGTCACATCTGTGGCGTATGTCTAATGACGTTTGCGCGCGTTAAGGTTAGTTTTCTTTTGGCGTTGCCACGCTTCAATTGTTTGGCGAGTATTCATATCACTCGGCGCGGGATCTAAAGCGGCACCACCAACTGAACTCAACGGATTGATCACAGGTGCACTACGGGACTTAGGGTTGCTCTGCGTAATTGCAGTGTCATCGTTGCTCGACTTCGATTCAGTCGTGGTATTGCGGGTGGCCGGTGGTGTATCAATCGGCTTATCTTTCGGTGGGGTTTTTCCGAATGGCTCAAGTTTAGCCTCGATTTTTCCGATTTCAACAAGTTGATGCGCAGGCTTCATTTTAGAAATTGATTCAAGCGCCTTTGGATTCTTCGCAAAGTAATATGAAATTTCAGCAATCATTTCGGACGTTTGCATATATTCCCCGACCACTGGCGGTATCGGCGCATCGTTTTGACTGATTACCTGATCAAAATCAGGAACGATGGAGCGAGCTGCTGCAACTCGCTGTGTCATCGTATTGATCAATGCTTGGCGTTCTAACTGCGCTTGATATTCTTTGATGCGCTGATTGGCCATGTAATCAGCTGTAGCCTCAATGTATTCAGAATCAGTTGCAAAATCTTGACGCTCCGGCTTTTTAGCAACTTCAGGTTGCTTAGGCTGATTTTGCTGCTTGATTTCATTCAATTGACGTTCTAATTCAGCCGCTCGACGTTCTGCTGCCGTTTTCTCGCGGTATTGTGCCTCCGCAAACTCTTCAGCCTCTTTCATCATGCGGTGCTTCTTGCCGATCGCCTTTTGAATACGCTCGGTCATTTCTTTTTTCATGCGATCTGTAAGGCCGTTTTCATCTTCATGTTCATCATCCTCTTGATCTTCAACATGAGTATCAGGCTCCTGAACTTCCGGTTTTATGACCTCAGATGATGTGCTTTCTGTCACCTTGGTCGCTTCCGCGGGCGCAGATTGCTCCAATGTTTGGCCAGTAGCATCAGCCAAAATTGCTTCTAAATTATTGCTGTCCAGCGTTACTGTTGTCATTTGATCCCCCATTTTCTGCGCTCAATTGCGCCAATTGTTGTGCTGCTTGCGTTTGTTGTTGCTCAAATTGTCGTGAGCGCTCGGCTTCATCTGCACCGTGGAGCAGAGTCCGTTCTGTGATAGCTGCGTCATGGCCACGTGCGGCACCAGCGTCCAATAACTTGGTGGCTGCACGTATCTCCTCGATGTCGCGTGCTGTTTGTGCTTTCGTGAGTACATCAAGGCGCTTCGTTGCGTCAGATGTCTCGATATCATGCGCTTTAACAACTTCTTGCATATGCGTTTGTGTGATCTTGTATTTAAGATCAGCTTCAGTTTGCTGCAATTGCTGTTTGACTTGCGCGTTTTCGGTGGCCAAGTACTGGACGATCGATTTAGCCTTACCAGACAATCCATCCATAACTTTTTTGAGACCATCAGGCGTTGCAGCAACAATACGATCTGCAAGCTCTTGCATGTAAGGATGATCGATCGAACGAAATACGAGGTCAGACCCTTGTTTCGAAATAATCTCTGCGAGTGCTGGCACTTTAAGCAATTCAATCAGGTTTTCCGCTCCTTCTGCGCGCTTACTTTCATAGCCTGGGCCAGTATCCATCACCACATCATATTCGCCCACGGTGAGATCATTTTTAATCCTAGATATGCCCTCGTCATCTTGCTTATCGTTGAGGGTTACCATTTGCGGCGTTGAATCTTCACCGATGACGCGCTGAACTCGTCCAGGCTCCGAATAATAAGCGGGAATCCAATCAATCATTACGCGCCAGCATTGCGCAATGGCCTGCGTAAGGTTGTCATAGTAGTGGTAATGAGATTGATCAGATAAGAACTGTCGACGGTCCACAGCACGCCCTGATACGACAACACCCTGCTTGTCTTGTCCTGGATCGTTCGGCATACCAGCCACCGCCATCAGGTTAGACCGCATACCATTCACAAAGTCAGAAAACCCCTGCTCTATTTGTGCTGGCGGCTGACGTTGCGGTGGCGGCAAAAGCACCGGACCAGAAGAAGTTTCAAGAACGGTAGGCTTGTATGTGAGTACTGGATAATTTGTAAGATTTGCATCTGTCCATTCTGGATGTCCGTCAAGCTGACCTTCTGCAGCAATCCAAGGCGCTTTTGGTGCCAAGCCCAAGCGTTTAATCTTGGCCACCTCGCCGTAGTTGACCATGCGGGCTGGATCCATCATTGATTCGACCATACCGCGACGGCGAACTTTACCGTCAATGTGCTTGGCTTTACCAATGACTCGGAAAATGGGAATGTAACGACCTGGTAATTCCTGCCGCTCGACTACCTTGGTTCCGTTGAGTCTAAACCATTGAACTTGGCGTTTGACTGATTGCCGCTCGCCGACAATACGTAGACCACGCTGAGCCAAGAAAGGCTCGAGCGCTTCTTTGGTCATAATCCTGTTTGTTTCAGTGTCGCGCGGCAATTCAGATTTGTATTTTGTAAAGTCTTCGCCGCCTTCACCTTTTATCGAATACAGCGTTTCTGGTATTTCTTGAATTCGGAAGTATTCCGCAAGGCGAATGTACTCTTTGCTTTCCCAGTCAGCTCGATCAGCATTAAAACTGAAATCATTTGCAACACCGTTATCAGCTTTTGGATATCGGCGACGGTACTCAGTACGCGGCATTTTCGTATGAATAATGCACCAATTCTGGTCTGCTCCGCTCGGCATGATTGCGCCTGGATCCATCGCAACAGTGAAAATGTCCATGATCGGAAGAATGCGCAGATCTTTTTGAAAAGAACGCTCATTGACGTACTCTGCAATCATGCGGAAGTAGCCCTCGCCGGATGTAACAGCAGAACTACCAGCCTCATCGTAAGCGACATCGGCATCACTGCGCATTTCGATATGGCGACCAATTCCATTAAAAATTTCAGCGATTTCAACGTCTGCACCATCTCCAACAGGATGACATTTACCCCGTGGCCGCTGTTGCCTGATGTTGTTCTCGACACGCTCAGCCATGGCATCGGTGAGGTTAATAGTGAGCTCTGGCTCGTCATCGCTTACGCTTGATGCTGGAACATCGTCCCACTGCTTACCTTCGCGAAACAGCAAAGCTTCTTTGGCGCGTGTTCGATTGTCTGATTCAGCCTCTTGGAATATTTTCAGGCGATCTTTCGCCTCTTCCCATATTTCCTCATCCGTAATGGCTAGAAAGTCACGGGGTTCGTCTGATTTATCTGTATCGGCCATTTATCTTCTCATCCATGAATTAGCGCCACCGCGAAGGCGTGGCAAGGGTTGAATAATTTGTGAAGGTGATTCTTCATGCTTAGTAAGCTCAGGGAATAGATCGGTGAATGCCCATACCATCGCATCTGCTCGATTCGGACTGTTTTCGCCCATGTAGCCGTGAGTAGTGAACCCTACTAGCTCATCTTCCAACTCGCGAAATATGCCAGCAAAGCGAATTTTTCCAGTCTCAACAAGCGCAGAAATAGGCTCAGCGCGTACAACCTTGCCGCGTGCTGCTGTCACTGGTCGGAATGGAGTGCGCGGGCGCTGCGCTTGGATAACTGAGCGAACCATGGCACCGCCGTAGTTCACCTCTGCCACAATGCGATCAGCAGAATGACGCTCAAAAGCCATGGTCGCGACCTTGCCCCACTTCTCAGGGCTACACTTACAGGTCAAGTCTTCCAGCACGTAACCATTACCATCAACACCAAGACCACAGACCATAATGCCGATTTCGTCGTTCTCGATGTTGTCATCATCATCTGATCCAGACGGATCGACTGCAACCACGATGCGCAGCATGTCAGGCAATTCACCATCAATGTTGCGCCAGCGTTCAATCCATTCATCCTGAAACAATTGGTTCGGGGAATTGTCACGGAACTCGCCATAAAGGAAGCGCTTGCGCAACCGTTCTGGCAAGGCTTCCAGTGTTTTCAGATAAGTGTCTGAGAGATTGGCTTGATTATCACGAGGGTTGATCTGGAAAAAGCCGTAGTCTTCGCGCTGCAATGGCTGGCGTGATTC